CGCATCGTCGTCAACCCGGACCTCGAGGGACGGCTCAGTCAGCGGCCAGACCTCAAAGCAGCAGAACGCTATGGCCCGCCGGCAGACACGTAAACGGAAACCGGCCAAGCGGTCGGTCGTTGCCTCTCAGGATAGGGGCGTGACACCGGCGGGCCTTCGCGCGCTCAGCGCCACCGATCGATCGTTCGTCCTCGAATACGACACGAACGGCAACAACGGGACGCGCGCCTATCTGACCGTGTTCCCTGGCGTCAAGGTGACAACCGCGGCGACGGAAGCTTGGCGCCTACTGAGAAACCCTGAGATCCGGGCCTACCTCGAGAGCGTGCAGACGGAGCGATTCAAGCGATTGCAGATGAGCGGCGATCACGCGCTCGCGCTCACGGGCCAGCGGGCGAATCCAGACATCCGGCAAGCCTACGACGCGGAGGGCAAGCTCCTGCCGGTCCACCTGTGGCCGGACAGCCTGGTCGTCTGCGTTAAGGGCATCAAGCCGGGCCCGTTCGGCGACAGCCTGGTCCTGGTCGACCCGCACGCGGCCAGCCGCACAGTCCTCGAGGTCACGGGCAAACTGAAGAATCCTGGCGCCGCGCTGGGCGCCACGTTGGCGGAGCTGCTCACGGGCACGCCGGCGCCGGACAGCGATTAGGAGGAGAGCAATGGAAGGCATCGATCTGAACAAGGTCAAAGTCGAAGGCTCGGATCCGGCATGTTTGGCGTTTCCCGTTCAAGCGTCCTTCGATGCGTTCGGACTGGTCCCTGGCAGCATGACCGTCCGGACGACTGGAACCGCGCACTGGCCGGCCGTGTCGATTGACGGCGGGCCGCCATCGCAGTCAGGAACGCTGTGGGTCTTTCTGAAGATCGCCGGCCAGTGGTATGCGACGGGCGCGGAGCGGCTCCGTCCGGCGCAGGTCGATGGCGTCAAGCCGGAAGGCTCGCCGACTGATCTGATCGGGACGGGCTGGCTCTACGCGGCTGATCGCTGGCCGCATATGAGCGGCTACAACCCCGCGCCCGGCGAGCTGGTCGGCCTGTGCGTCGTCGCCGGCTCGACGCGCTCCGACAACCAGACGCCCTATAAAGCGCGGACCGACGTCATCCTGGTCCCGTGGCCAGGCGCAGAGGGCCGGTATCCCTGCCCGATTGTCTGGTCGGAGACGGGCGTCATTCCGCCGGCGCCGCCTGGGCCCGAACCCCCGCCCCCGGCATCCTGCTGGGAGCCGTATGTCGGAGACGATCGCTTCGACCTGGTCGGCGCGATTCTAGTCAGCGACTACGCGGAAGCCGGGCGCGTGCTCGACGGCCAGAGCGGGCGATGGTTCGGCCGCGTCGTCTGGGATAACGTCGTCGGCGACGAGAACCAGCACAAGCTGAGCATGGACGATTCCGTTGCCAAACATCGCGGCGAGTGGCGCGCGGCGCTCGGCCTGCCGCCTCTGTGAGCACGGTCCTCAGTCGCGAAGACACGGCCGCGCAGAAGATGCTGCTGACGTGGAAGGCGGACCCGATCCGGATGGTTCGGGAAGCCTTCCACGTCGAGCCGGACGCCTGGCAGCAGGACGCGCTGATGGCCTATGCGGCGCATCAGCGCGTCGCGATGAAAGCCTGCAAGGGGCCGGGCAAGACGGCCGTGCTCGCATGGATGGGCCTGAACTTCCTGGCCTGCTACACCTATCCGAAGATCGGCGCGACGTCGATCACCGAAGACAACATCGACAACAACCTGTGGCCAGAGTTCGACAAGTGGATGCGAGAAAGCGCGTTCTTTATGCGGACGTTCCGCTGGACGAAGACGCGGATCTTCAACATCGCGAACCCGGAAAACTGGTTCATCGGCAAACGGACCTGGCCGAAGAAGGCGAACGCGGAGGAGCAGGCGAACACGCTCGCCGGCCTGCACGCGGACAATGTGATGTGGATCGGCGATGAAACTGGCGGCATGCCGCAAGCCGTCATGGTCGCGATGGAACAAATCTTTTCGAGCTGCGTCGTCGGCAAGGTGGTCCAGTCCGGCAACCCGACGCACACGACGGGCCCGCTCTATCGGGCCTGCACGATCGACCGGGACATCTGGCAGGTCATTCAAATCAGCGGCGATCCCGACAACCCGAAGCGGTCGCCGCGCATCAGCATCGAACACGCTCGGCAGCAGATTAAGAGCTATGGCCGCGATAACCCTTGGGTCATGGTCAACATTCTTGGCGAGTTCCCGCCGTCGTCGCTGAACACGCTGCTCGGCGTCGAGGACGTCGAGCGGGCGATGAACCGGCATCTGACCGAGTCGCAGTATTCGCACATGCAGAAGCGCATCGGCGTCGACGTCGCGCGGTTCGGCGACGATCGTACGGTCATCTTCCCGCGGCAGGGCCTCGCCAGCTTCCGCCCGATCATCATGCGCGGGGCCAGGACGACGGAGATCGCGGCGCGCGTCGCGCATGCCTCGAATCGCTGGGGCGCTCGAGGCGGCCAAGTGGAACAGATTTTCGTCGACGATACGGGGCATTGGGGTCACGGCGTCATCGACAACCTGATCACGGCGGGCTATCCGGTCATTCCAGTCGTCTACCACGCGAAGGCGATCGACCCACGCTACAACAACCGGCGGACGGAGATGTGGCTCCGCGGGGCGGACGCCATCAAGGCCGGCGCCGCGCTACCGTTGATTCCGGAGATGGTCGCGGAGCTGACCGAACCGACCTACACGTTCGTCAATGGCGTCTTCATGCTCGAGAGCAAGGACCAGATCAAGGAGCGGCTCCAGTTTTCCCCGGACCTGGCGGACGCCTACTTCGAGACGTATAGCCTCGAGGACATGCCGGGCGAGATGCTGCAGCGCGTCCGCGGGCAGACGAAGGCCCGCACAGAGTTCGATCCGTATCGCAGCGCCGCCGACGGCCGCGGGCCTGAGATCGGAGACGGCGAGAATGGCCGGGCCCTGATAGACTTCGACCCGAATCGGTTGTAAACGGAGGGACACCATGCTGAAGAAGGGATCGAGCCGCGCGACAATCTCGAGCAACATCCGGGAGCTGGAACACTCCAAGACGAAGGCCGGCAAGGGCCGGAGCCACAAGCAGAACGTCGCCATCGCGCTGAAGCAGGCCCGCAAGTCTTGAAACTCCGCGCGGCCGCGAGCCTCGAGGACCATCTGGCCGTGCGACGCATGGGCCGGGCGTTCCTCGAGGCGACACCTTACGGTCCGCTGCTCGAGACGACTGCCGACGACATCGACAACCTGATCGCGATCGTCGACGCACATCGCGAGCGCGGCCTACTCCTGCTGGCGGTCGACGACCAGGATCAGGCGTTCGGAATGATCGCCATGTTGATGCTGCCGAACCCGTTCAACCGGCGCCTGGTCGCCGATGAAATCGTGTGGTGGGTCGACACCGATCATCGGGGCGCGCTCCGGGCCGGACCGGCCCTGCTGGACGCCGCTGAGAATTGGGCTCGCGCTCAAGGGGCTTATCTGGTTAAGATGGTCGCGCCGTTCGGCTCGAAGGTTGCACGCTACTACGATCGCCGCGGCTACTCACCAATCGAGACGACACACGCGAAGGTGCTTTGATGGCTGCATTTACGACGGCACTGCTGATCGGCCTGGCGGCCAGCGGCGCGTTCACAGCCGGCTCGAAGCTCGGGGCGAAGAAGCAAGCGAACGCGGATCAGCAGGCCGCGGACGCGCAGGCGCAACAGGCCACGGGCCCGAACCCGACCGCGAACCAGGTGCCGACGCCACCGCCGTCCACGCCGGCAGCCGCTTCGAAAGCGTCAGCCTCGGCGACGACGGTCGCGCAGCGGCAACGGAAGCGCGCATCTGCCGGCAACACCATCCTGACCGGGCCGATCGCGTCGCCGGGTAAAGGGCCCTGGTCGGAAGCCAGGCCGAAGACACTGCTGGGCGCCTGATGGCGAATCCCGACGATTACCTCGACGAACGCGACAAGCGGACGCGCTACGAGACGCTCGCCGCGGCGCTCTGGACGGAGCGGGCATCCTTCGATTCTCATTGGCGCGAGCTGGGCGATTACTTCATGCCGCGGCGGACGCGGTTCTGGTCCGGCGATCGCAACCGCGGCGACAAGCGCAACCAGAACATCATCGACAGCACGGCGCGATTCTCCGCGCGCACGCTCTCGAGCGGGCTGCATTCGGGCCTGACGTCGCCAGCCCGGCCCTGGCTCAAGCTCACTACGCCGGACCAGTCGCTCGCGGAGCTGCCACACGTCAAGGTGTGGCTCGACCTAGTGACAAAGCGGATCCTGACGCTGTTCGCGACGACGAACCTCTACAACGTCCTGCCGCTGGTGTATCTCGATATGGGCATCTTCGGCACGGCCGCCATGTCGATGGTTAGTGACACGAAGGATCTCTTTCGCTGCTACTCCTACCCGATCGGCAGCTACGCGCTCGGCATGGATGAGCGCGGCCTGGTCGCGACGTTCGTGCGTCGTTACGAGATGACCGTCCGTCAGATCGTCAAACAATTCGGCGTGAAGGAAGACGGTCGAACGATCGACTGGTCGCGAATCTCGAGGACCGTCAAAGACTGCTGGGCGCGCGGCGACTACGAAACGGCGGTCGAAGTGACTTGGCTGGTCAAGCCGAATGACTACCAGGACCGCGGGCGCCTTGAGTCACGCTATGCGATGCCGTTCGTGTCCTGTTACTGGGAATGGTCCAACGACCATCAGACCTTTTTACGAGAGAGCGGATTCGAGACGTTCCCGATCATGGCTCCGCGCTGGGACATCACCGGCGAGGACACCTACGGGACGGACTGCCCTGGCATGACGGCGCTGCCCGACAACAAGCAACTGCAGATCATGCAGAAGCGAAAAGGCCAGGCGATCGAGAAGCAGGTCAATCCCCCGTTGAGCGGGCCGTCGTCGCTGCGGACGCAGAAGACCAGCCTGCTGCCTGGCGATGTGACCTACGTCGACGTCCGGGAGGGCATGCAGGGCTTGCGGCCGATTCATGAGGTCGCGATCAACCTGGCGGACATGACGAACGACATGGCACAGGTGCAGTATCGGATTCAGCGGGCGTTCTACGAAGACCTGTTCCTGATGCTCGCGCGCTCCGATGAGATGCGCGGCACGCAGCCGCCGACCGCTCGCGAGATCGACGAACGTCATGAGGAGAAGCTGCTGGCGCTCGGCCCGGTCCTCGAGCGCACGAACGACGAGCTGCTCGACCCGATCGTCGATCGGTCGTATCACCTAATGGAAGCGGCCGGGCTGTTCCCCCCGCCCCCGCAGGAGCTGCAGGGCGTTCGGCTCAAGGTCGAATACATCAGCATCCTGGCGCAAGCGCAGAAGCTGGTCGGCGTCGTCGGCCAGGACCGTCTGCTACAAACAGGCGCCGTGCTCGCGCAGACGTTTGGGCCGGCCGTCGTCGACAAGTTCAATGTGAACCGCATCATCGACAACTACGGCGATATGCTGGGCACCGACCCGCAGATCATCCGAAGCGACGAAGAAGCTGACGCCCTGGGCGCGCAGCGGGCCCGCCAGCAACAGATGCAGGCCGGCGCGGAAAACGCGGCGCTGGCCGCGAAGGCCGCGAAGGATGCCAGCCAGGCGCCGATGACCGGCGATAGCGTGCTCAACCAGGTCGTCGCCGGCGCCGCGCAGCCAGGCGCCGCGGTTCCGACCGGAGCGTAGGACATGGCTGAAGTGCGCGCTGCCGTCAAGAACGCCGCTGACCCGAAGCAAGTCGCACGGGCCGATCGCAAGACGCGCGACGCGCGCCTCGAGCATCTGGCGAACATCAAGGCCGTCATGAGCACGGTCTACGGGCGCGCGGTCATGTGGCAATGCCTGACGGACGCCGGCGTCTATCGGTCGGTCTGGGTGCCCAGCGCGGAGATCCACTATCGCGCAGGCCGGCAGGACTTCGGGCATGAGCTGATGGCGACGCTGCTCGAGGCGGACGAGGTCAGCTACGAACAGATGGAGCGGGAAGCTCGAGCGCGAGCGAAGCGAGAGAACGACGCCACCGACGCGACGCACATCAAGAGCGCCGCGGACACCGTAGAGGAGCAGACGCAATCATGACGCCAGAAGCAGCGACGCCAGCGGCACCGGCCACACCCCAAGCCGCAGCAGCGACCACCCCGGCAGCGCCAGCGGCAGGGGCCGCGGCACCGGCAGCGACACCGACGCCGGCAGCGGCGGCGGTGGTCCCAGCGGCGGCAGCGACGCCAGCAGCAGCAGGACCCGCGGGCACGGACGGAGCGGCAGCAGCCGCGAAGAAGGCCCCCGACACCTACGCGCTGACGATCCCAGACGTCGCCAAGGACATCCTCGATCCGGCCGACCTGACGCGCATCGAAAAAGTTGCGCGGGAGGGCAACCTCAGCAACGAGGAAGCGCAGAGCCTGGTCGAGACGCAGGCGACCATCATCGTTGAGGAGCTGGCGGCGCTCCGCAAGGTGACGGAAGCCGACAAGGACTACGGCGGCGACAAGCTGGTCGAGACGGAACGCCTCTCGAAGCTGGTCATCGACAAGGTCCGCCCACAAGGGCACGCGCGCCGGGAGGCATTCAACGCGATGCTCCGGCGTTCGGGCTACGGCAATCACATCGAGGTCGTTTCATTCCTGGCCGACCTCGGCAAACTGATGCGCGAAGATTCTCCGGCGATGGCGGCGAGCGGCGCCGGCGGGACGTCCAACGTGGATATCGCCGACAAGCTCTACGACAAAACGCCGAAGCAGTAGGCGCGCAGGGAGCGATAGATCATGAAGTTTCTTCAGTGGTGTGTGTTCGTCGCGCTGGCGGTCCTGATTCTCGGGACTGATCTCAGCGCGCTGTCAGTCGCCGGCGCCGGGGCGCACGTCCCGGACTGGTTCAGTCACCTGGCGCTGCCGATCTGCTTCGGCATGGCGGCACTCGGGACCTCGAACCTGAACCTGCTGGATTGGGCGAAACGGCTCGACCCCGAAGGCAAGACGGCGGTCATCGTCGAGCTGCTCAACCAGAGCAATGAAGTGCTGATGGATATGACATGGCGCGAGGGCAATCTGCCGACCGGCCACCGGACGACCGTCCGAACCGGCCTGCCGACTGTCGCCTGGCGTCTGCTCAACCAGGGCATCACTCCCAGCAAGTCGACGACCGCGCAGATCGATGAACAGTGCGGCATGCTCGAGGCGTGGAGCGAGGTCGACAAGGACCTGGCGCTGCTCAACGGGAACCTGCCGTCCTTCCGTCTGTCCGAAGCGCGGGCGTTCATCGAGGCCATGAACCAGGAGATGACGCGCGTCCTGTTCTACGGCAACGGCGGCGTCAACCCGGAACAGTTCACGGGCCTGTCGGTCCGCTACGGCTCGAGCACGGCCGGCAACGGCGCGAACGTCATCAAGTGTGGCGGCGCCGGCGCGGACAACGCGAGCATCTGGTTGGTCTGTTGGGGCGACGAAACCATCAGCGGCATCTTCCCGAAGGGCTCGAAGGCCGGCCTGATTCACGATGACTTCGGCGAAGTGACCGCGGAGGTCACGGCCGGACTGCCGGGCTCGAGGATGCGCGTGTTCCAGGAGCGGTTCCAGTGGAAGGCCGGGATCGCGCTGAAGGACTGGCGCTACGTCGTTCGCCTCGCGAACATCGACATCAGCGACACCGACGCGGCGAACATCAAGACCATCATCACGAACATGGAGACGGCGCTCGAGACGGTCCCGAACCGCCTGGGCAAGCCGGTCTTCTACATGAACCGCACGATGCGGCGCCTGCTCCGACGTGAGGCGCGCGAGTCGGTCGGTTCCGGCGGCGGCCTGACCTACGAGAACTTCGACGGCAAGCGGATCCTGGTGTTCGGCGACACCCCGGTCCGGCTGGTCGACCAGTTGATCAACAGCGAGGCGCTGGTCCCGTAGGGTTCTCGAGCGGTTCACTTTCGATCCGGTCCTGGTCGCTTCGGCGGCCGTTTGAAAGGGAGTTCAGCAATGTATATCGACAGCCTTCTGAGGGTCTGCAGCTCGCAGGCTTTTACGGCCGTCGCCGTGTCCGCCAGCTCGATCGATCTCGGGCTGCCCGGCGGAGTCGGCACGCCGACCAAGCGAGAGGTCGCCACGGGCGAACCGATCGGCTACGGGCTCAACGTCAACGTCGCCGCGTCGAGCACGACCGTCCTGGTCGAGCTGATTCAGGCGACGGATGCCGCGCTGACCGCGGGCATCATCGTCCATTCACAGCGCACGTTCCTGTCGGCGGACATGCCGCTGGGGGCCCTGATCTTCATGCCGCTGCCGCAGGGCGCGGAGGTCGCGGGCTGGCTGCAGTTCCAGGGCATCAGGGTCACGCCGGCCGGTGGCGCGGCGACCGTGACGTTGTCGGCCTGGCTGACGGCGCATTCGCTGTTCAGCGTCCTGGCGCGGAGCTACGCCAAGAACTACCTGACGTAGTCGACGCGCTCGCTCGCATCTGGCCGGGCGTCCATTCGGGCGCCCGGCTCTTTTCACATAGGAGCCATCATGGTGAAGAAGGCAGCGAGAAAGAAATCAGTGGCCAAGCCGGCGAGCGCGCGATCCGCGGCGCCGGCGTCGCGCAAGGCCGTCGAGCCGCTCAAGGTCCGGGCCACGGGCGACGGCTACTACGAGGACGTCTACCGGCGTGCCGGCGACGTGTTCACCATTCCATCCGAACCGCGCAACCGGAAGACGGGCCTGCCGGCCCTGTTCGGCAAGTGGATGGAGTTCGTCGATCCGAAGACTCCGGACCGGCTGATGAGCCTGGGCAACGCGGCGCTCCGTCAGGAGAGTTCGCGCGTGCTCGAGGAGAAGGCCGCGCAGAAAGCCGCGGGCGGCGCCGTCGCGACGGGCGTCGACAACCCGGACGACGGCCTGAACCCGCTCGGCGCCGAATAGCCAGCTCGAGGAGACGATGGCTCACAAAGACGAATACCTGCCCTATACGATTCACCTGAACGACCTGAATTACTACAATTCCAGGTTTATCACGCCGGCGAATCCAGGGGCAGAGGTCGAGGCCGATCCGCCGAACGATAAGCTGTTCCGGTCCCCGCAGGACGCGGCGAACACTTACGGCGCCGATCTCGCTTTGTTGGGCGCATCCGTCTGGCCCGGCGGCGCGCTCCCGATCCAGTTCGACCCGCGCGATGCGTTCAGTTCGCCATCCGTGCGGTCGACCTGGTTCGGCTCGAGCGCGCCATCGACCGAAGATCAATTCCCGCTCGATCAAGTGACCTTTGTCCGTAAGTCGGGCGGCTGGTTCGGGATCTCCTGGCTGTTCGGCACGAAGACCACGTATCACTGGGTCGGCCGATTCGAGTATTCGCCGAAGGTCGGCGCCGGCGTGCCTGGGACGGTCGTCGCGCTGCCAATGCCACGGCGGCGCTGGATTGACGGCGGCGAGCTGCCGCTGCAGGGAGAGGGCGGCTCGAGCGCGACGGCGGACGTCTCTCGGCGCGCCTCGAGGAGCGCGCAGGGTTACGGCTACACGTTTGACAGCACGCTCGGGACGAAGCTCCACGATCACACGGAGAGCGGCGCGGCAGCGTCGCCGTCTGCCTGGGAACGGATCTATGTGCGCCTGGTCCGCTTCCCCGATAACCCGACGCGCATCTGGCGCGTGAGCAGCACGATCTCAGCCGCGGGACCGATGATCACGATCACGGCTGGCGGCGCGCTGACGCTCAATGATTTCGATGGCGTGAGCACGGCGACGCCGATCGGATCGATGGGCACGTTGCTGGTCAATGTCTGGTATAAGCTCGACCTGGTCTACAGCTTCGGCGCGCTGGGCGCGTCGCTCCCCTACTTCAAGGCGTATCTGAACGGGACGAAGGTCATCGACGTCGTCGGCGCCGCGCTGCCAGGCATGCAGGGCGGCACGAAAAATTGCTCACAGTCGATCATCGGGGGCGGCACGCCGGCCGGCGGCGCGAATAACGCGATCTGGCATGCGGACGACTGGATCGGTTCGGACGTCCCGGCAGTCGGTTACGAGATCGGCACGCAGAACGATTTCATCGTCGGTTCACACGTCGCCGTTCTGGGCGCGAATGCCTTCGCGAGTGACTCCGCCTCATGGACGGGCGACTGGCGTCTGACGCGGCAGCGGCCAGTCACGACGGGCGTCGCGCAGCAGCTCACGTCAAGCGTCAGCGGCGCCATCCTCGGCGTCGTCGCCGATGCCGCGGTCGAGGTCGACGGGCAGAGTAATCAGCAGGGCGTCGTCGCGATCTGTGTGGGGCTGTTCAGCGACAAGGGCGGCGCCGGCGCGAACGGCGATCTCGGCTGGAAACTCCCCGGAGGCGCGAATGACTTCGCGGCCGTCGTCCAAACGGCAGGATCGTTCTCATGGACGAGTCGGCTGTATCGACCGGCGGGCCTGGTCACGCCGCTGACGCCGCTCGAGGGGCTCGAGCTAAAGCATCGCAAGGGAGCCAGCGTCGACCCGGCGAAGGTCCAGGCCCTGATGGCCGTCGCAGAAATCATCGGCGTCTTCGGCGACGAGGACGTCTACCCGCAGAGTGCGCTCGGCACGCCGATCGCGCAGCCGGCCGCCAGCGTGCAAACCCATTTCGGGATTCACAACGCGCCCTATCCTCATACCCCGTGGTGTAAGGACATGAGCACGGCGCCGCAGGGCATCGTGGTCGTCAAGACGGGCCAGTATGTCGGGACCGGGACGTTTCTCGATCTGAAGTTCCGCGCGCCCGTGCATTTCCTGTGGATTCGACCGGAGTCGGGCGGCAGCGGCGGCCTGATCTGGTTCTCGAGCATGAACGCCGCGCATCGGCACGGGACGCGGGCCTACATGCCGGAGGGGCTGCTCGAGGTCCTGATCGATCCGACCTTCGTCCAGGGCGACGGCGTCGAGACAGACATGACGCTGCCAGAGGCGCCGGACAACCTCGAGGAAGCCATTGCACTGTCGAATCAACTCGCGTTTGGATTCCACAAGAACGACGCCAGCTATATCGGCTGGGCGCCTTACCTTGACGATCCGGTCTACTTTTTCGGGCGCATGCTCGGCAGCGGGAGCGAAGGCGGGCCGGATGAAGCGGTCGCCGGCTTGTATGCCGTGCCGCCGACGCCCTGGCTCTCGACGCAGCAGCAGCAGACGATCATCCGGCTGGCCGGCAACGATGCCGACGTCAACGCGGCCGGCGTCAACTACAACTATCTGGCGTTCTGCGATCCGTCGATGGCTTACAGCCAGGCCGGCGCGCTCGCGGCGTATGCCTTCAACGGCGACATCCTGAGCGATCTTGACGTCGAGTCCTTCGTGCCGGAAGCCGTGTTGCTACAGCAGGAGCAGGACGGCGCCAGCTCCGCGCAGACCTTCATGGTGAAGGGCAGCGGCAGCGCCGCGAACGCCATCAGCGTCCCGACACTCGCGGAGATCGCCAGCGGCCTGGCCATGACGGGCGGCGTGCTGACCTATAAAAACGGGCTGCTCCTGGCCGGCGCGAATCAACACGCTTACATCGCATTCCGGCGCGCGGCCTACGGCCAGAGCACAGCGACCAATCGGCCGATCGTCCTGGCGTCCTATACCGGAGACGGCGGCGGGACGAAGATCATCCCGCTCACGCCGACCGGCAAGCGGCCGATGTGGGTCCTGATCGTTGGCCACAACGGGACGACGTTCATGCGCGATCCGTTTCACACGGGCACCAACAGCCTGGCGTTCCCCAGCACGAACAACGCAGCGACCGGCATCACGGCCGGAGCGGTCGATTCGATCACGGTGGGGTCGGCCGCCAACACGAACGGCATCATCTTCGATGTGATTGCCTTCATGGGCTGCAGCGCCGGCGTGGGAAATAACGGCTGGGGCGAGATCGGCGAATGTATTCCGGACGATCCCGAATCGCCGCCAGAACCGCCCTGGGATCCCCCGCCGGAGCCGCCGGTCGAACCGCCTGAACCCCCGTTCGATCCCGGTCCGGCGGCCGATGACTTCGGCAACCAGTGCATCGCCGCGTCGACGCGCATCATTAACCAGGCGCTGAGCCGCATCGGCGTCTCGAAGCAGATCGGGAACATCGTCACCGAACAGAGCAACGAGGCGAACGTCGCCAGGCTGCACTACAGCGACGACGTCGACCAGACGCTCCGCGATTTCCCGTGGCCGTTCGCGACGCACTACGCGACGCTGGCGCGTATCGCGGGCCCGTCACCCGTCGCGTCGCCGGACTGGCTCTACAGCTATCGCCGGCCGTCTGACTGTGTGTTCGAGCGACGCATCTGCCTGCCGCGGCAGCTCGCGGTCGACCCAACGCCCCCGCCGTTCCAGCTCTCAAACGATCCGGACGTCATGAGCATCGTCGTCGCGCTCAATCTGACGGGCAACAGTGCGGCGAATCCGACCGTCTTCACCGTCGCCGTCGCGCACGGGTTTGTCACGGGCCAGGTCGTCACGATCGCCGGCGTGGTCGGTTCGGTCCCGGATGTGAACGGGGCCGCGCAGGTCACGGTTATCGATCCGACGCATTTCTCGATCCCGGTCACGGTCAGCAACCCCGGCGTCGGCGGCACGGTCACGCCGCAGGCGGTTCTCCTGGCGGCCGGCGGCGGGCTGATTCTCACCAACCAGGCGAACGCCGTGCTGGAATACACGCACCGGCCCGTCTGTGCGGCCGGGCGCGGCGATCCGTTGTTCCGGGACGCCTTGACCTGGCGGCACGCGGCGAGCCTGGCGTCGTCGCTCTCGAGGATGACCGACGTCCAAGCCAATTGCCTGAAGATGTATCAGGCGTGCATCGACCTGGCGCATGCCGTGTTCCGTCCGGGCAATCCAGGCCGGCCGGCGACAACGGCGTCGACGTTGGACACGACGGCCGCGCAGCTCGCGGCGAATACGGCGGTCATCAATCGCGGCCTGCTCCGCATCGGCGCGCAGACCGTTACGGCGATCGAGTCCGACCAGTCGCGCGAGGCGACGGCCGTCCGGGCCATCTTCGAGGACGAGCTGCTCGCGACGCTTCGCGATCACTCCTGGGCGTTCGCGACGGCCTACGCCGACCTGGCGCTGGTCGGCGGCACGGTCAGCGTGCCGGTGAATGCCGACTGGCAATACAGCTATCGGCTGCCGACCGACTACGCGAAGGCTCGCCGGCTGGTCAACGAGGTCACGCGGCGCGCGTTCGATGAGAACCCCGTGCCGTTCCGCATCGGCGGCGACGCGGCCGGCGGCCTGCTGTTCACCAACCAGGAAGCGACGACCGACGAGCCGGTCACGCTCGAATACACGGCACGGTTCACGGGCCTGGTATCCAGATCGGACGCGCTGTTCCGCGATGCCTTCGCCTGGCGCCTGGCTGCCGCGCTGGCGCCAGCCATCGCGAACGTCGACCCGGAGCGCGTCGAGCAGCACGGCCGCGGCGCAGAGGACCCGCGCGAGGTCCAGGGCAAGACGCCGCGAGCCGATCGTCGGATGCAGCTCCGCATGCAGACCGCGCAATACGCGCTCCGTATGTATGCCGCGGTCATCCGGATTGCGGAGGCCGACAACAGCCAGGAGCAACAGCAGGAGAAGCCTGGCGACGCGGAATGGACGAACGGGCGTAACTGATGCCGAACCCGGCCAGCACGTTCCAACGATCCTTTGCCGGCGGCGAGCTGGCGCCGGCACTCTCCGCTCGCGCGGACCAGGCCAAGTATCAGATGGGCCTGCGAACCTGCCGTAACTTCATCGTGCAGCGGCAGGGCGGCGTCGCGAATCGGGCCGGCTTGCGCTTCGTCGGCGAGGCTAAGGGCGGCGGCAGCACGGCGAACTTTCTCCTGCGCTATGTCGCGGAGGTCGCCGGCGACAGTGTCCTGATCGAAGCGGGCCCGAACTATCTGCGGTTCTACAAGAACGGCGGCCTGGTCACGCTCGCCGGCGTCGTCGCGTGGAACGCCGGAACGAACTACCAGATCGGCGACATCGCGCTCAGCGGCGGCGTCAACTACTACTGCATCCAGGCGCACATCAACCAGGTTCCGCCCAACGCCGCTTTCTGGTATGCGATGCCGTCCAACGTGCTCGAGCTGCCGACTGGCTTCGGCACGGCCGGGTTCAAATGGAAGCAGAACGGCAACACGATCACGCTAACCGGGCAATTGCACCAGCCGCAGGAGCTGATCTACGTGGCCCTGACGCAGTGGGTCATCCGGAATATCAACACGGCGCCGGCGATCGATCCGCCGACCGCGCTAGGCGCCGTCGGCGGCGGCGTGGCCGGCGTCCTGAGCTATGTCTACGTGGTCACGGCCGCGGCAGCCGACACCTTCGAGGAGTCGATCGCCAGCGCGCCGTTCCAGCTCACGCCGATCGGCGTGCCGACCGTCGACCAGCCGAACGTCCTGACGTGGACGCCACCGGCGCAAGCCGCTGAGGAGTATTACATCTACTGCGATCCCTACGGCAACGGGACCTATGGGTTCATCGGCACGGCCACCGGCGCGACGACGTTCAATGATGTGGGCTTCACGCCGGACTTCACGCTCACGCCCCCGCTGCCGCGCGTGCTGTTCAACGCGACGGGCGACTATCCCGGTTGCTCGGCCACCTACCAACAGCGTCGGCTGTTCGCGCGCTCCATCAACAACCCGGACGCGATCTTCGGATCGCGCACGGGCTTCCCCAGCAACTTCAATATCTCGAGTCCGCTGCAGGACGACGATGCGATCACGTTCCGTATCGCCGGCAACCAACACAACCCGGTCCGCGACATGGTTGGCCTGAAGGCTGGCCTGATCGTGCTGACCGATGGCGGCGAGTGGACGGTCGTCGGCGGCACGACGAAGGTCCTGTCTCCAAACAGCATCGACGGGGAACAGGAAACCTACGCCGGCGTCGCGGATATCCCGGCCGTCGTTGTGGGGAACGCGATCATCTACATCCAGGCCCGCGGATCAATCATGCGAGAGCTGCGATTCGACCAGCAGGTCGAGGGGCTGGCCGGCAAGGATCTGACCCTGTTCGCGGCACACCTGTTCGACGGGTTCACTGTGACCGCGATGGATTTCCAGCAGACGCCGAATAGCGTCGTCTGGGTCTGTCGCAGCGACGGGAAGCTGCTCGGCCTGACTTACATCCCGGAACAAGAAATATGGGGCTGGCATCGGCATGACACGGGCGCCTCGGGGTTCTTCC